TTGGCAACGAGATGTTAGTCAAAATGTCTATAACTGGATGGTAAATCGTTTTCCTAATATTAAATTTAAAAGACATTTAGGATTTATTCCTCCAGATTTAGAATGGAAAAATAACGGTCCTACTCTTGTTAGAAACGAATACGGTGAGGATGAATATGGTGATGTTTTAGTTATGCGTTCATTTGCCGAATACATCGGTTGGCACGAAAAGTTTGATGCATTCTTTAACGGAACTACTTTAAATCCAGATGACCCGAATATAACACTAGCTCTTGAAGTTAGAAATTTAACTTCTAACGATATTATAGAACATTTTGATTATGCTATAAAATATTACAAACTAGGAAATCACGTAGTTACTGCACACCCTTTCCGATTCATACAAAAAGATTGGATAGTTGGCAGATATAAAGAATTTGACGTTTGGGATCTTTTTGAAATGACTAGAAGTTGCGAAGGTGATCGAATTGAGTTTCCAGAAGTATTTGGAGATTTAGATTATACAACATATACTGAAGGTATGGAAGTTCCTACTTGTGGTAAATGCTTTTGGTGTCAAGAAAGAGAATGGGGAATTAAAAACGCATTTTAATCAAATTTTATTGGGCTTCGTTCTAAATCTTCGTCGCCAAATCTAGTTAATGACACTTTATCAAATTTACCACAGTTTCTAGCACAAGTGATACATCTTTTCGTACCATGAACATATTGATCCCATGCCCATTGCCATTCTGGTGAATCTATAATCTCTTTAAGAGAATGCTTTGTAGAATCGTTATTTGTGATAATATTTTTAAAAATATCTTGTGTTTCTTTAATTGCTTCTTGTCTTATAGATTCTGCTATATCATCATAATGAAGAGAATTATTAATAGTCATAGCATGAGGTCCGCAAGGATAAACTTTTTTAGAAGCATCTATGTAAACTCTTTTAAAAGAATATGACATACATTCTAATTCTGATTGATCAACATAATCCCGATAATTATCAACAATGTGTTGATTAATATACGAAACATTACTATTTGTAGCAGGTTCTAGGTAATATAAAATATTAGCTTCTTTATCAACAACTTTAAATGGTTCACCGTTAACAAATCTAGTTGTGTCTTTTACAGCAAACGACTTGCAACCGATTTGTTTTGATAACTCTCTGGCAGCATCAACTTGATGTTCATTATGTTTAAATCTTAAAAAATCCCAAGTTACTGTTCCGCCTTCGTCTACAAAGGCTTTTATATTTCTTATAATTTTATTAAAATCTGTTCCTATCCTATACAGACTATGTGTATCTTCAAGACCATCAATACCTACCTGTAAGATATGCTTAGAAGGTAAAGATTTACACAATCTTCTCCAATAATCTTCTTTATGTAAACTTCCATTTGTATGAATGTTTAATACTATATTAGGATTAATGTCAGTAATATATTGACAAATATCTATTAGATGAGGATTTAAAAGAGCATCACCATATTGTCCACAAAACAATATATGATACATTTTTTGCAGTATTTCTTCGTTTATTATTTGTTTAAACTCTTCTAAGGTCCATTCATCTATAACGAGATATGGATTTTCTTGTCCTCCGTGAAAATTTCTTGGACACATTGGACAAGAAGCCTGGCATCTACTTGTTAATTCTATTTGAAGAGATCCTAAATCCTCATATTTAAACATTTAATATTTCCATGCATCCCACCAACCAAGAACACCCTTTCTTCCTTCTATAGATGTTACTAATTCCAATTTGCCGCCGTTAAGACTTAAAACAAAATTAACAACATCATCTGGACGTAAAGGTTTATCATCAGGTATAGGCATTCCTGCTTTATGATAAACATGAGCAACATAATGTGAACAAATTTCACTATCATATATATGAGGATTCATATTGAGACCAACTCTCAAAGCATCAACAAAATGGTACATGCGACCTAGTTTACGAACAGCACAACCTTCTACTTCGTCTGTCCACTTAATACCTGTAGGAATAACAATTACAGGTAAATCTTCTTGAAGTAATCTTACACGAACGCCACTGTTCCATATAGCTTCTAATACATAATATCTTCCATGGAATCTCCATAGAAGACCAACATGGCTAAATTCGCTTCTTGTAAATTTACAAATCATATGTCCTATTAAACTGTTAGGACGCCAGGCTAATAACGAGCCACTTGGATATTGAGAAATCATTAATTCTTTTTCCCTATTAACATATACCGTGTATATTTCGGTAATTCTTTTTCACCTGCCCAAAGAACGTTAATGTGACTCTGATCTCTAAATTCCTTTAAGGAGTTTGCAATCCGTACGTGTTCCGGAATGATATAATTGTTACTCTGTAATACTAATATACTGTCTTTAGGCATATTGTTCAACCACGTTTCGTAGTCTGCCTGTGTAATGTGTTCACAACTGGTGTTGATCACAACCTCTGCATTAGTATTTACGTCGAGCATATTGGAAGTAATAGCAACAAATCTTCCTTCTATTTCTTCTAACTTATTCATTGTATAGGCAGTAGTTTTACATTCCGGATCTAAATCTACAGAAGTTATTCTACTAATAGGAATACCAGATTGGAATAGTAGGCTTGCTAATACTCCAATCCACCCACCGTGAATATCTATTCTGACAGATTTTTTAATAAAAGGACTTAGATTTTCAATTAACCAAATCTTTGAATTAACTTGTCCTTTCCAAAATGCCTCTAATGTTCTATTTTGATCTTTGCTATTGCGTATAGCATCCATCCAGAATAAAACATGATCACTGTCTAAATTCATAATGCTGCTTCTATCCTTGCCACAACATCGTCTACACCTTGTGTAGGTTCAAAATATACTACATCTCTTCCTCGATTTACAAGATACTTTGAAAAATTCCATTCAGGTCTTTTACCAGTCTTTTCAAATAATTCTTCATATAGTGGGTGAATATTACCTTCTATAACATCTGTCTTTTCAGTTAACTGAAAAGTTACATTATATTCATTACTATAATACTTTAATATTTCTGGATTAGATAATGGCTCTTGATCTCCGAAATTATTCGAAGGAAACCCTATAACTTCAAATCCTCTATCTTTATATCTCTGATAAAGTTCTTCAAGGCCGGCTAATTGTTTAGTTAATCCACATTTAGAGGCTGTATTGACTACTAGTACTACTTTATCATTTAACGACGATAAGTCTGTTTGATTTCCGTTAATATCAATTACATTTCTATCAAAAATCTTTTGCATTTGTATTCTCCTTAAACTTAGTTTCTAACCATTCCCAATCATTAATTTTGGCTAACATTTCTTTTTCGTTTGCATACATAGTACCAAACTCATACCCTAATTTAGCACCATTAATAGCATATTCACCAAATTTTCTATCTTCCCCGACAGATTTCCAAACATCTAATCTATGTTGAGTTTCATTATCTATTTGTCCGTTAATAACTTTACTAGATAATTTAACACATTCACGAAATGCACTCTTCCAAGTATTAAATGGATCTGTATTAAATGATGTAATGTTACTAACTTTATCTACTGATTTAAACTTCTTACTAATAGAAGTTGTCATATCAACCGAATTAACATCCATTGATAATACTAATTTTGTAGGTAGTAATTTAACTCCCCCATATCCGTAAGTAAGATCATTGATAGGATTCTTACTTTTAAATACATGTACAGTGTCTCTATCCCATTTAGAAATATATATGTCAAAATCGAAATCATCTTCAATAATTGCATCACCATCAACTACCCAAAACATTACAGTTTCAGATATTTTTGCTGCTTCAAGGTGTGCTTGATGAATTCCTTTAACTCCATGAACTCTTTTTGCTCTTGGAAACTTTAATTTTAATTTTTCATAATTTTCATCTGCATCTGACTCATTGTAACTTATGAATACTATATCAAATGGTATTAGTTTTCCTGCAATTTCATCAACTTCTTTATTGTTAACAAAGAAACTATACTCTGCTTCTTTTTTAGTAATAGGGTAGTTTCTAGGAATTAGATATACACCGTCATAGTCGTTATTTGTATTTTTAAAAACATGGACATATTTCTTTTCCCATTGAGGTATAAAAAACTTAAAATTAAAATCTTTATTAAAAACATAGTCTTTACTAATAGCATAAAACATTGATGTACTGGAATTTCGTTGTGCGTCAAAATAGTCTTCTGGATTCTTTATAATAAATTTATCGTACGGAGAATATGATCCAAAAACAATATCAATGTCTTTTCGTTTAATAAAGAAATAGTATTCTGCTTCTTTACTTGTTATACGATATTTTTTAGGAATGAGATATAATCCGCCATATGTTCCATCTTCTTGTTTAAAAACGTGTACGTATTCTTCATCCCATTCAGTTACTCTATAATCAAATTTAAAATCTTTATTGATATTAAAATCTTCATCTATAACCCAAAAGAACTTAGACATAGATTTTTGTTGAGATACAAATATTCCATCAATTGGCTTATCTGTATATTTGGCTATCTTTAATAAAGGAAATCTTTTTTGTAAATCTAAAAATTTTGAATTCTTATCTTTAGCAATATAGAAAATATCATACATTTGTTATTAACGTTTTCTTCCAATAATTCTAGGAGTATTCATATACACTTTCTTAAAGAACTTAGATGCATTAGCATCCATTTCTGCTATCTCAAGTTGTAATTCTAATCTTAAACTATCTCCTAAATTAAGAATTTCTTCGTCTATATTATCATCATTAACTTTAGGCTCTATTTCTTCTTTAAAATAACTTGTAAGATAGTTAAAATCTCTTACATTAACATAATCCCACTTAGTACAATTTGTCTTATAACATCCTTGTCGAGCCCCGTACATTGCCCACTTTCCATTCTTAATATCAGCACCTACTGACATCCATATTAACAGACGTTGATAATTTTGCCACCAAACACCTTGTACCTCATCGGTTTTTACACCTCTGTTGAGACTCATTTTTACTCCTTCTCTAAATCCTGCTCTCCAGGCTTGAAAGGGCGAACCATTGATATGACTAGTAGAATAATGTTCATTGAACTGATAATATCGAGGATCGAAACAAAACTCAAGAACACTTTCACTATCATCAGGATCTGCATTTTCATGCGTTTTCATATTAAGGACAAAATCTTTTGTCCAACATTTTAATCCACCATTACCATATATAAGACCATTTACAGCATTTTTACCTGCCCATGAAAATACAAAGTCTTTGTTCTTATCATCAATTTCGATTTCCTGAGAATAAAACTCTGAGTCTACAATATTATCACCATCAACTGTAATGAACCTATCAGTTTCACTAAGTTCGGCAGCGGCTTTATGAGCAGCATCACTGCCATGAACTCCATGCACTCTTTTAGCCCAAGGTAATATGTTAAGTAGTTCCGAATAATGCTTATCAGCATTAGGCTCATCATAACTTATAAAAATTGTATCAATCTCATGTAAGATTAATTTTTTAGTCATCTCTTATGTCCACATGTAAGTAATTTTCAAAATATTTTAATGCATATATATTTGCAGATGTACCATTAAACTCGTCTACAGTTTTATGATTTTTAATGTCAAATTTCATTGTGTAAAACTCATTGCGAATTATATCATTAAGTTTAAAGTTTAATGTCTTATATAAAATATTAGGATCATTAGGAGCCGTTACATATATAGACATAGTTTGATTTCCAACACCTTGTATAGAAAGTTTTTCTTTAAGATCTTTTGATAATTTTATTCTGAACTCTCCCAAAGGATTATTTTGTTCTATTAACAAATCAAACGGACGATCGGCGTATGTAATACGAGTCTTACTTACTATTTTTGGAATTTCATATATGAGATCATCGATCGTAGATATTTTAGCATCTTCATCTACTATTTTTTCTAACTTTTTACTTTTGACTAAAACTCTATAATTTGCAATATTAAAATCAGGAGAAGAAAAATCAAATTCTTCGCTTGTTATAGTGACGAATGGATGTGTATCTGTTTCTTCAAAATAATTTCTAAGATTAACTATTTTTTGAGAAACAGGATCATAGTGAACATAAAAAGTTGGTTTTTTTCGAATCAACTCTTCTTGTTTACGTAAAATCTCAAAAATTTCATCTTCGGTCATTCTATGATTCCTAGTAATTTTCGATAATTTGTTATTAAACCTTCATTGAAGAATTTCTTTTCTGTATAATGGAATATACCACTTTGTTGGTAATTACCAATTTTTAATCGACACTCGTCCGTCATATATGCACCGGCACTATCCATCCAATTATCACTATATTCTTTCCACCCTTGATCTCTACTTTTCATATGTGTAAATGTAGGATATTCAAAACTAGAAAAAACTAAATCTTCAATACCTAATATCTTAACTGCTAATGCAAATACTACATCTATACTAAGATGCTTGGGTCGAGATTCCTTTAAAAAAATTTGATAAAATTCTTTCCAATTCTTTACAATTATTTCAACTAGTTCCCAAAATTCTTTTGCTAAATCTGATTTTTTAAAATACGTAAATGCACTATAACAATTAGGTAATTTGTTATCAACAAAAGTTTTTCGATAATAAGAGTCTTTAATTAATTCATTCCTATAGGTAAAAACTTTATCAGTAATTAAAAGATCAAAATTCTTTTCCATATAATACCACCACTGACTTATATCAGAAAGAAAAAGCATATCAGAATCTAAAATTACCGTTTCGTCATATGGTGTATGATGATATAGTTTCCATCGATTTTCAATTTTCCACTCAGATTCAAAAGCATCGTCGTACCATTT